ATGCAAGCAATAAAAGTTTATAGCATGAGAGTTGCTATGTTATGTAGACTTTATGATCTCAAATTAATTAATGATAAGGAATATACAAAAATTAAGAACAGATTAGAAAATGATTATAAGAAGATGAATAGAAAGTAGTTAATCTTGTGATATAATAACACTGTAGAAAGATACAAAATGGGAAGGAGGTAAAATGAATACTAAAGTAAAAGTAATAAAAGCTTCAAATACTGGAGCAAGAAATAGAAATGCACTAGATTTAGATTTAAAACGTGTTGCAGCATATTGTCGAGTAAGTACAGATAGTAAAGACCAACTTGAATCATATAAATCGCAAGTTGATTATTACACAAATCTAATAAAAAATAATAAGAACTGGACTTTAGCTGGTATATATGCAGATGAAGCCACAACAGGAACGACTGCTACTAAAAGAGCAGATTTCATGAGACTAATAAGTGATTGCCAAAATGGAGATATAGACATGATAATTACTAAATCTATATCAAGATTTGCTAGAAATACATTAGATACCTTAAAGTATGTAAGACTATTAAAGGAAAACAATGTTGGTGTAGTATTTGAAGAAGAAAATATAGATACTTTGACAATGGATGGAGAGTTACTATTAACAATATTAAGTTCAGTAGCTCAACAAGAAGTAGAAAATACCTCAGCCCATGTGAAAAAAGGACTGAAAATGAAAATGGAAAAAGGTGAACTTATTGGTTTTCAAGGTTGTCTTGGATACGATTATGACCCTGCAACAAAAACTATCTCTATAAATGAAGAAGAAGCCAAAATTGTCAGATACATCTTTAAAAGATATTTAGAGGGTAATGGTGGTTCAGTCATTGGCAGGGAACTAGAAGAGCAAGGATATCTCACCCCTAGAGGTAAAACAAAATGGTCTGACACTACAGTGTTAGGAATAATTAAAAATGAAAAGTATATTGGCGATATACTAATGGGAAAGACCTTCACAGTTGATCCCATAACAAAAAGAAGACTAGCAAACTTTGGTGAATCTGATAAATACCACATTGAAAATCATCACGAGCCAATTATATCAAAAGAAGATTTTGAAAAGGCACAGGAGATCAGACTTAGAAGAGCACAAAACAGAAACACCATTGCTAATAAGGATAGAAAAAGAGAAAAACTATCAAGACAATACGCTTTTTCAAGTATGCTGGAATGTGGATTTTGTGGTGAAATACTTTCAAGAAGAACATGGCACACTAGTTCAATTTATAAAAAAATTAACTGGCAATGTGTAAAATCAACAAAAAAAGGTAAAAAATATTGCCCTCATTCAAAAGGAATACAAGAAGCAGCAATAGAAAAAGCATTTGTTGAAAGTTATAGGCAATTATGCCATGCAGATTCAACAATAATAGATGACTTTTTAAAAATTATTGAAGAAGAAATAAATGATAATACTTTAGTCAAGGATCTGAAAAAGATAGAAAACCAATTAAATAGAATCATTAGTCAAGAAAGAAAGTTAGTTGATCTTCATTTAGAAGATAGTATAGACGAAGAAGTTTATGCTAAAAAGTATAAAAAACTTACAAAACAAAAAGAAGAATTACTTGATGAAAAGAAAACACTGGAACTAACGATAAAAGATGAAGACTCTATTAAAGAAAGATTAAAGCAATTTAAAAAGGTCTTAGAAAATAAAGAAATTATAGAGGAATTTAACAGAACAGTATTTGAAAGCATAGTTGATAAAGTTGTGGTGGGTAGAATTGACAAAGACGGAACAGTTCATCCATATGATTTAACATTCTATTTCAAAACAGGAGTTAAAGATAGTCAAGATTCTAATAACTTTAAAGATAAAAGAAAAAATGCCAAAGACAATGACATTAATAAATTGTGTTCCTACAAGAATGACGAGGATAAAAAATTATGTTCCCAATCAAAAGACAACGCACGTGGAGACTATAGCATTGATGTCAAGGAAATAGAATAACAAGCTATAAAACTTTTGAAATCAATGGCTTTTAGGATTTTTTAAAAAATCTTAAAAGCCATTTTTCTATTTGGAAAACACCTTTTGGGAACATATTAATAGTAAAAATTGTAGAGGTGTGTAGACAAGATAGATATTTATAGGAGAGTGGACAGAATAGACATATAAAATATATTAAAAAAAAGAGCTAGCCAAAAATAAATAGGCTAGTTCTTTTAGTTAGAAAGGAATCTGATCATCACTTGAAAAGTCAAATCCTGAATTAGAATCATCAGTAAAATCTTTATTGTATTCACTGTGTTCGCATAAGATTCCATCTATAAAAAATCTTGTTTTAGCCCCACAAGTTTCGCAGTATCTGGCATTACTTGGGTTATGATGTATTTCACCAATATCATCAAAACTATTAAAACTCTGAGTGTGAATTCCTTCACAATCATTATATAAGTTCGTTCCACATATTTTGCAAAATAATGCATTATCACTAAATTCTTCGTTTCCACATTTAGGACAAATTTTTACTTTCATTGTTGATTCATCAAATTCTACACCATCTTCATAAAGCATATCTCGTTCACCTCTTTTTTCTGTAATCTCTTTAATATAATCTTTCATTGTAGTGGGACTTCCACATGTTGAGCAGTAATAATCAGTTAGTCTAACTTCGTGATCCTTGTTATCAGAACAAGAGTTATATATAGGAACCCCACATATAGGACAAAATTTTGCATGACGATTAAAGTTTTTATGACCACATATAATACAAGTACTATACTTAATAGAATTGTTACTATCAGATAAACGCTTATATTTAAATCCAAAAGCTAAAGATTTAGAGCCACAATTAGCACAATAGTTTTTTCCTTTTTCGTGTTCAACACCACATTCAGGGCAATATATACTCAGAGGATTAAATGTGTTTTTGAAAAAAGCTAACATAGAATTAGAAAAATCTCTTAAATCTCTTGATATATATTTTAATCTTACTTCTGCAGCATTATAAGTAATTTCAAATAAACTAGAAAGCGTAGAAGGATTTTCCTTTTTTTCAAATGCTACAACTTGTTCAGCAAGTGGTGCAGGTGTTAGTAAATTTCTAGCAAAATTATTTGCTTCTTTTTCAAGTTCTTCGTATTTATGTTTACCAACACCCTTTCTGGATAGAACATCAACACCATACATTTGGTGATGACCAATAAAAATATGTCCTAGTTCATGAGCGATGGTAAATCTAATCCAGTTCTCAGTTTTATCCACGTCATTATAATAAATAATATACTTATTTGTATCGTGCCTATAACTACAGGCACCTAAATCACTATCGAAAAAATCAATCACATCCTGTAAAGAACAGTTAGCATCATTCATGTATTCAGAGTAAGTTTTTACACTGATTTCATTGCTAAAGCAATCAATAATTTTATTTAAATCAACAGGAATTTCAGAGATATCTGCATCTTCCAATAATTCATATGATTTCTCTAGGGAAATCTTATAATCTGGAGTATACCTCACTATTGCATATCTCCATCTGCGCTACCAAATTCTTCTTCAAAATGCTGCTTTAATACCTTTAACATCTCTTCTTTTTTTCCTTGATCCATGTTTCTTGCTGCTCTCTGAATAATACGAATTTCTGGTTCATCATCTATTTGCTTATTTAAGGCAAGCAGATAGTTATAGTCGACTTGTAGAACTTCAGATATAGCCTTAAGAGTGTTATTATCTGGAGTGATTTTATCATCATTTTCAATTCTCGAAACAGTAGAATTACTAATTTTTACTTTTTTTGCCAGTTCACGCTGAGAGATTCCTAGCTCTTCACGTCTATTGGATATAACTTTTCCCAAAGTGTCTTTCATAAACTTCCTCCTTATAATAATATTATAGCACAAGTGTTGCACATAATCAACACGTGTGGTATAATTTGTGTTGAATAGATGGAACGAGATAGCTTATATTTTTTTTAAGTTGTACGTTCCATTAAATCAACATTAATGTAGAAGTTATTCTACCGCAAGCTAAAATATAAAAGAAAGGAAGATGCCTATTAAAGAAATTCAAGAAGTAAAAGATGCAAATAATAAACTTATTTGTAAAATTGAATCGGAAACTGGGATATTACAAAATATCTATAAAAAACAAGAAATTAAAGTTAGACTTGAAGTCGGACAAAGTATTCAACTAGCTAGAGGTGGATGTATCACCTTAGTTAAAAGAATAGATAAAACAGAGTACGACATAAAGAGTTACAAAAAATCAGCGTAAATTTTTAAGAGCTGCAAGACGGCCTAATTTATCTTAACGGATGAATTAGGCTTTTTTTATTACAAATTACATCAAGCCTGATTAGCTATAAGGGCGTGAGATACATACATAAACTAATTTCAATCAATTTTGAAAGAAGTATATGGAGTACCTCTAGTTTCTTATGGCCTTTTTTAGGTGAAAGACAACTATGCTCCATAAACTGTAGGTAAAATTCGTATTTCTCGCTCCTTGCTATCAGGGAAGAAAGCGAGGAATATTTTGAAAATTAGAAAGACTAGATCTGATGAAAGAACCATGTATGTTTATAGGTTTGCAGATGAAACAAAAGTGGAATTAGAACCAGGAAAAGATGGAATTACAGAAATAGATATCAAAAAACTACATGCTTTAGATGACAGTGAAGTTTACTATAACAATAAGAATCTAAGACCTGAACGAACTAAAGAAGAGAAAGCTGAAATAGATGCGTGGAAACAAGAATTTATAAGCGACTTTAAAAAGAGTCATGGATATGAACCTAATGAGGATTTGTTAAAAGGAGAAGTAGAGGAAAGATTCCCAAGAAATTATAACTTATCTCTTGATTTCGATAACGATGGGGATATTGATCCAGATAAAAGATTAATAGCAACTATTAAATCCAAAGACATGAATGAAGAATTTGAATGGTCGGAGCATATGGAAGATATACTTTCTTTATTAACGGATAAACAGCGATTAGTAATCAAGTTGATGTATGTAGACGCATACAAGCAGTCAGAAATTGCAGATTTAATGAACATATCTTCAGCTGGGGTTAAGAAACATTTGGACAAAGCAAAAGAGACAATTAAAAATAATTTTTAAATATTTTAGGACGAGGTTAAAAACTCGTCCTTTTTCTTTGCCTGTGATTTGTAAGGGAGATGACCCTTTCAGAAAGGAGGCAAACATGAGGCACAAAATAATCATCAATGTAACAAATGAGAAAGGACAAAAGACAAATGTCCTTAAAGGTGCAGTCGGAAAAATTCCAAACAGATTAATAAAATTTTTGTTTGGAGGCTACAGACAAATTTATCTATTAGACCCTGGGATGACAGTTGATTCAGTGGACGTTAGAGAAATCGAGAAAGGAGAAAAAGATGTCAAGAATAAAGCTACTAATGGAAATCAAAGAAGATGCAGAGAATCTTGCATCTAGTATAGGTGTCCTTCTCACAGCTTTAGAAAGTGATGAGGAAGTTCCTAAAGAGGGAGAGGAAGTAAAACAAAACGAAAAGACCTATGAGATTGAAGATGTTAGAAAGATACTAGCCGACAAATCAAGATTAGGACATACAGCAAAGATAAGAGAACTCTTAGAAAAGTATGGAGCTAAAAAGTTATCTAAGATTGAACCAAGTAACTATAAAGGCTTGGTAGCAGATGTGGAGAAGTTGTAATGGGCGATCATGCTATTTTATCAGCATCATCTTCTAATAGATGGATTCACTGTCCGCCAAGCGTTAGGCTCTCTCAAAAATACGAAGATGAAGTTAGTCCCTATGCACTTGAAGGCACCTCAGCTCATGCCTTAGCAGAATATAAACTAAAGAAGTTATTAGGTTTAGATACTAAAGACCCAACAGAGGATTTAGATTTTTATGATGAAGAAATGGATGAGTTAACCGAAGGATATGCATCATATGTAACAGAAGTTATAAGTAGATACGAAAGCCCAGCCGTCTTTGTGGAAGAAAGGCTTGACCTATCAGAATATGTTAAGGAGTCCTTTGGTACAGCTGACTGTGTAGTAGTTGGAGGAGAAGACCTGCATGTAATTGACTTAAAATACGGTCAAGGACTTTTAGTAGATGCCAGGGAAAATACTCAACTCATGTTATATGGACTTGGTGCTCTAATTCTCTTTGATGGAATTTATGATATTGAGAAAGTAAATTTTCATATCTATCAACCAAGAAGGTGTAATATATCAACTTATGAAATTAAAAAGACAGAACTTTATAAGTGGGGAGAATATGTACGAGAGATTGCTGAGAAAGCCTATAAAGGACATGGGGAATTCTCTTGTGGAGAATGGTGTATCTTCTGCAAAGCAAAGAACAAATGCAGAAAAAGAGCAGAAGAGAACCTAAAACTAGCACAAGAAGAATTTACCCTACCACCAGAACTATCGGATGATGAAATTGAAGAGATTCTACCCAAATTAGATGAACTGGAACAATGGACCAAAGATATAAAGGCCTATGCTTTAGAAAAAGCAATGAATGGTCATAGATGGAAGGACCTAAAACTTGTCGAAGGTAGGTCAAATAGAAAATATGTAAATGAAGATGAAGTTATCAAAAAAGTAAAAGAACTGGGATTCAATCCATTTGAAGAAAAATTACTTGGCATCACAGCTATGACTAAGTTATTAGGTAAGAAAGTCTTTGATGAAAATATTACTGAATTATTAGAAAAGCCAAAAGGAAAGTTGACATTAGTAAGTATTGATGACAAGCGAGAAGAAGTAAAAATTGACAATGTTAAAGAAGAATTCGGAGGTAAATAATATGTCAAATATCAATAAAACAAAAGTAATTACAGGTGAAGTTAGATTAAGCTATGCGAATGTTTGGGAACCAAAGTCAATCAATGGTGGCAAAGAAAGATACTCAGTATCGGTCATAATTCCAAAGAGTGACCAAAAGACAATCGAAAAAATTGAAAAAGCAGTTGATGCTGCTATTGATGAAGGACTTTCTAAATTTAATGGAAAGAAACCAAATAAAAGAGCCATCAAACTTCCATTAAGGGATGGTGATACAGAAAAAGATGATGAGGCTTATGCAGATGCATACTTCTTAAATGCCAACTCTATGACAGCACCTCAAATTGTAGATAGAAATGTAGAACCAATCCTAGATAGGAGCGAAGTTTATTCTGGAGTTTATGCAAGGGTATCTCTTAACTTCTATGCCTACAATGTAAATGGCAATAAAGGAGTGGCCGTGGGCCTTGGAAATATTCAAAAACTTAGAGATGGACAACCTCTAGGAAATAGGTCTAATGCAGCAGATGACTTCGATGCTATGGAAGATGATGATGAAGATTTCTTGGCATAGGAGGTAGAAATGGAATATTTTATAACAGCGTCTATATTAGGTGTTTGGGCATTTGTTTGGTATAAGTTTGGTTATGTTCAAGCTGAGCTAAAAGAATCAAATACAAGAATTAGAGAAATATATAGAAAAATACAATTTGGAATAGAAGATATTAAACGTGAAGTTAAGGAATGTAAGAGGCTATTAGAAGAATTAAGTGATAACTATGAAGAGAATATCCATAGATCTTGAAACCTATTCTTCAGTTGATTTAGGAAAAAGTGGTGTATACAAATATGCCGAGAGTGAGGATTTTGAAATCCTCCTCTTTGCATATTCATTAAATGATCAGAAAGTCCAGGTTATAGATTTAGCAAATGGAGAGATTATTCCTGAAGAAATATTATCAGCATTTAGTGATGAAAGTATAGAAAAGTGGGCTTTTAATGCAAACTTTGAAAGGGTGTGCCTCTCAAGATTTCTTGGTGAAAGGCTAAATCCAAAAGGTTGGTACTGCACTATGATTTGGTCAGCCTATCTTGGTCTCCCCCTATCGCTTGAAAAAGTCGGAGAGGTTTTAAAACTTGATAAGCAAAAGATGAATGAAGGCAAGGCTCTTATAAGATATTTTTCTATTCCTTGTAAACCAACTAAGGCCAATGGTATGAGGACAAGAAATTTACCACATCATGATTTGGAAAAGTGGTCTATATTTAATGAATACAACAAAAGAGATGTAGAAACAGAAATGGAGATAAAGAAAAAACTATCAGCCTTTCCTATGCCTCAATCAGAATGGGAAAATTACTGGATAGATCAGAACATCAATGATAGAGGGATTTTGATTGATGAAGTTTTAGTTGATTCAGCTATTAAATTTGATGAAATCTTACGAGATGAAAATATGGATAGAGCCATAGAACTAACTGGTCTTGAAAATCCAAACTCTCCCTTACAGCTAAAAGAATGGCTTAATAAAAAAGGCTTAGAGATAGATTCCTTAGCTAAAAAAGATGTAGAGTCTGCTCTTAAAAATGCTGAAGGAGATATTAAAGAAGTACTGGAACTTAGACAGGAATTATCTAAGTCTTCAGTTAGAAAATATGATGCTATGAAAAATGTAAAAGGAAAAGATAATCGAGCAAGGGGTCTGATCCAATTTTATGGAGCAAGTAGAACTGGGAGATATTCAGGAAGGCTTATTCAAGTTCAAAACCTAAGGAGAAACAATCTAAAGGATTTAGAACTTGCTAGGAGTCTTGTAAAAAATAGAGATTATGAAACTATGGAAATTCTCTATGAATCTCCTTCTGATATTTTATCCCAACTAATAAGGACAGCCTTTATAGCAAAAGAAGACACCAGGTTTATTATTTCAGACTTTTCAGCAATAGAGGCCCGTGTTCTAGCATGGCTTGCAGGAGAACAATGGGTGCTAGATGCCTTTGAAAATGGAGAAGATATCTATTGCAGAACAGCATCGAGGATGTTTGGCGTCCCAGTTGAAAAGCATGGAGTAAATGGTCACCTTAGACAAAAAGGAAAGATAGCGACTTTAGCCTGTGGTTATCAAGGAGCCTTAGGTGCTCTAAAAGCAATGGGGGGTATTGAGATGGGTTTATCTGAAGATGAACTTCAATCAATAGTCGACTCCTGGCGAGAGGCAAATCCAAATATAGTTAGTCTTTGGTGGGATATTGATTCTGTAGTAAAAAGAGTCGTAAAGACTAGAACTGAAGAAAAATACAAGAATTTAGTTATTAGCTATGAAAAAGGCATTCTATTTATAGAACTACCTTCAAAAAGAAGGCTTGCTTATCCAAAGGCAAAGATAGGGATGAATCGATTTGGTGGAGAATCAATTGTATATCAAGGAATCGTAGTTGGAAATAAATGGGACAAGATTGAATCCTATGGTGGAAAATTTGTAGAGAATATAGTTCAAGCAATAGCAAGAGATATTTTAGCTGAGGCTATGACGAGACTTGAGGAAAAAGGATTTAATATCGTCATGCATATTCATGACGAAGTTGTTATAGAAAGTGATTCATCTAGTATCAAGGAAGTAAATCAAATTATGTCCATAGTTCCTAGTTGGGCACCTGGACTTATTCTAGATGCAGATGGATTTGAAAGTGAATTTTATAAGAAAGATTAATGGAGGTAGCCTAATGAAAAAAACTAAATACTATCCCTTGGTATATATCTGCAGTCTATTTTCTGGAGATGTAGAAAATAATGTAATCAAGGCACAGAAGTATTCTCGCTATGCTTTAGATGAAGGAAATATTCCCATCGCACCACATCTGTTATTTCCTCAGTTTATGAGTGATGAAAGTGAAAGAAGACTTGCTATGCATTTTAATTATGTTCTTTTAGGAAAATGTGAAGAAGTCTGGGTCTTTGGTGACTATATAAGTACTGGAATGGCTGAAGAAATAAAGATTGCTGAGAAGAGAAAAATGAAGATTCGCTTTATAAAGGAGGTGCCTAATTGAAGATATATACCTCGAATTTAATAGGAGTGGAGTCAAATTGTGTTTATCCAAATGAGTTTAATGCAGTAGATGTTAGGTCTTTTGTGAAAGCTGCAAGTTTTGACCATGTAATGGCTAAGTATAAAAATTCCTACAGGTCCAATGATAATTTTATAGAGTCAGAATGTGTTCCCATGGATATAGACAACGACCATTCAGAAAATCCAGATGATTGGATTTCAACTAACGATTTAAAGAGAATATTTGATGGAGTTAAATTTGCCATAGTTTACAGCAGAAACCATAGAAAAGAAAAAAATGGAAAAGCTGCAAGACCAAGAATGCACATATATTTTCCAATTCCTAAGATCACAAATTTAGCTGAATATGTAGGAATAAAAGAAAGCTTAGCGGAGACTTATACTTTCTTTGATGGTAATGCCTTAGATGGAGCGAGGTTTTTCTTTGGAGTTAAGAATCCTGCTGTTGAAATAGTTAGGGGAAGGAAATATGTAACAGAAATTCTAAAAGATGACTTTGAAGACTTCGATAACTCTCAAGACTTGATTCAGCAAGGCTCTAGAAATTCAACTATGAACCATTTTGCAGGTAGGGTTCTAGTTCGATATGGAAATACAGATGAGGCGAGAGAACTATTTGATAAAAAAGCTAGTCTTTGCTCACCACCACTCCCAGATGATGAACTAGAACAAATATGGAGGTCTGCTTGCAAATTCTATAAAAAGGTAGCTGCAAGTGAAGATTATGTTCCACCTGAAGAATATACTGAAGGCATAAATTTAAGACCGTCAGAATTTTCAGACATAGGTCAAGCAGAAGTATTTGTTAGGGAATACAAAGATAGAATTCGCTTTTCTCCTTCTACAGGGTTTCTTGTTTACAATGATTCTTATTGGGAGGAATCTGAACTAAAAGCACAAGAATATTCTCAAGAATTGGTTCTAAAGCAACTAGCAGAAATAGACAACGAGTTTCTAAAAATGGATGAAGACATTAAGGAATCAGGAGTTAGAGATATTATGGCCTCAATGAGTGAGAAAAAGGCAATGGAGGTTTTTGATAAAAATCAAAAATCTATTTATTATAAATTAACTTTGCTTGAGGCATATAAGAAATATGCTGTAAAGCGAGGGGACACCAGAGCCATCCATGCAACATTAAAAGAATCAAAGCCAATGCTTGAAATAGACCAAAGAGACCTTGATACGGATGAGTTCTTGTTAAATACTCCATCCTTTACAGTTAATTTAAAAACTGGAGAATGTAGAGAGCATAAGGCAGAAGACTATATAACCAAAGAAACATCTGTAGATCCAAGTGATGAAAATATGGATATATGGCTTGATGCCTTAGATACATTTTTTGTAAAAGATAGTGAACTTATAGAATACGTGCAGAAAGTGGCTGGTATTTCTCTAATCGGAAAGGTCTATATTGAGGCTCTAATTATAGCTTATGGTGATGGAAGAAATGGAAAGTCCACATTTTGGAATACTATCTCAAGAGTTCTAAACTTATATAGTGGGTCAATCTCAGCAGATATTCTTACTGTTAATTCTAAGAGAAATGCTAAACCAGAACTTGCTGAAACAAGAGGCAAAAGACTTTTAATTGCAGCAGAACTTCAAGAAGGATTAAGACTAAATACTTCAAATGTAAAACAGCTTTGTTCTACAGATGAAATTGTAGCAGAGAAAAAATATCGAGATCCATTCAAGTTCATACCCTCTCATACCCTTGTCCTATATACTAACCATTTACCAAGGGTGGGAGCTTTAGATGAAGGTACTTGGAGAAGGCTTATTGTAATTCCTTTTGAGGCAAAAATAGAGAGAAGTAGTGATATTAAAAACTACACTGATTATTTAGTAGATAAGGCTGGGGGAGCAGTTCTTAAGTGGTTAATCGAGGGTGCTAAAAAAGCTATTGATGAAGATTTTAAATTCAGCCTACCTAAAAAAGTGGCTGATGCCATCAATGAATATAAAGAATCAAATAACTGGTTCAAGCATTTCTTAAATGAGTGTTGCGAGATTGATTCATCATTTGAAGAAAAATCTGGAGAAGTCTATCGAGAATATAGGGCCTATTGTCTAAGAATTGGTGACTATGTAAGGTCAACAACTGATTTTTATTCTGCTCTTTCATCCAATGGATTTAATAGAGTGAAACTCCGTGATGGAATTAAGATTCAGGGGTTAAAATTAAAAAGTGACTTTGTGTAAATTTAGACATTGTGCAAGTCTCGAAGGTCATATATATAACTTTTATATAGTAATAAAATTAAAATTAGTATATATATAAAGGTTATAGAAGAGACCTTCGAGACCTTCACACAATCACTAGAAAGGTTGAAATATCAATGCTAGAAAACGAAATAGAAAAAGCCTTAGTCGATAAGGTAAAAATCCATGGAGGTCTTTGTCTTAAATTTACATCTCCTTCAATGACGGGAATACCAGATAGGATAATACTTCTACCTAAAGGAAAGATAGGATTTGTGGAAACAAAAAGACCTGGAGGAGAACCAAGACCAATTCAGAAAAAAAGAATAAGACAATTTAAAAACTTAGGTTTTAAGGTTTATGTTCTTGATACCAAAGAAAACATTGATGAAATAATAAAGAGGATTGGAGGTGACTAATTGGAATACACTCCACATAAATACCAACAATATGCAACTGAATTTATAAAAGAAAATGAAGAATCTGCACTTCTATTGGACATGGGTCTCGGTAAGACGGTTATAAGCTTATCAGCTATAAAAGACTTACTATTTGATTCTTTTGAAATATCTAAAGTTTTAATCATAGCACCACTAAGGGTTGCTAGGGATACTTGGAAGGAAGAGATAGAAAAGTGGTCCCACTTTGATATATTAAAATATTCAGTAGTAATAGGTAGTGAAAAAGAAAGAATAAAAGCATTAAATGAGCAGTCAGATATTTATCTAATCAATAGGGAAAATGTAGACTGGTTAATAAATAAGAGCGAATTACCATTTAACTACGATATGATTGTAATTGATGAACTATCATCTTTTAAATCTCATAGGTCAAAGAGGTTTAAATCCTTGATGAAAGTTAGACCAATGGTAAAAAGAATAGTTGGTCTTACTGGAACTCCATCATCTAACGGACTAATGGATTTGTGGGCTGAGTTTAGACTCCTTGATATGGGAGAGAGACTTGGAAGATTCATTGGTCAGTACAGGGAAATATACTTCAAACCAGATAAGAGAAATGGACCAATCATTTATTCCTACAAACCACTGCCTTTTGCTGAAGATGCAATCTATGAAAAGATATCAGATATCACAGTATCTATGAAAGCTGAAGATTACCTAAAAATGCCAGAGAAGATAAACAATGAAGTCTTTGTAAATCTATCAGATAAAGAAAGAGATATCTATGAAACCTTAAAAAAAGACTTGGTTGTTAGTATTAAGGATAAAGATATAGATGCAGTAAATGCTGCAGCCCTTTCTAATAAGTTATTGCAAATGGCATCAGGCTCAGTTTATGATGAAGATAAAAATATGATTCATATTCATGATAGAAAGCTTGATGTTTTAGAAGATTTAATAGAGGGTGCAAATGGTAAACCTGTTCTAATAGCCTATTGGTATAAGTCAGATTTGAAAAGAATAAAAGATAGGTTTGATGTAAGAGAACTTAAGACAAGTAAGGACTTTAAAGAATGGAATCAAGGTAAGTTTCCAGTTGCCATTATTCATCCAGCATCTGCTGGTCATGGATTAAACCTACAAGCAGGTGGCTCAACACTTATTTGGTTTTCTCTTACTTGGTCCTTAGAACTTTATGAACAAACCAATGCCAGACTATATAGGCAGGGTCAGAAAGAAACAGTTGTAATTCATCATATCTTATCTAAAGGAACTATTGATGAAGACGTGATGAAAGCATTAGAAAATAAGAACAAGGCACAAGCTGCACTCATTGATGCAGTAAAAGCAAATCTGGAGAGTTAATGTCATAGAATGTCACTAAGAACATTTGATAAGCTTAATATACGAGCAGGAGTTCTATGGAGAACTTACCTCAAAAAATTATGGAGGTAAGAAATGAACGCAAAAGAATATTTAAAACAAGCTTTTTATTTAGACAAGAGAATAAACTCAAAGCTGGAGCAAGTTGAATCACTCAACGCTCTAGCAACAAAAGCTACATCGACCTTATCAGATATGCCTAAGAGTCCTAATAGAGGACCATCAAAACTTGAAGATACTATTGTTAAGATTATAGATCTCCAAGAAGAGATTAATAGGGATATAGATAATTTGGTAGACTTGAAGAAGGAAATAGCTAATTCGATTTTTGAATTAAAAGATAAAGAGGAACAAACAGTGCTTGAAAAAAGATATCTTTGTTTTAATACTTGGGAGCAGATTGCAGTAGATATGAATTACTCAATTCAGTACTGTTTTAATGTCCATAGAAATGCACTAGGAAAGATTTCTATTCCGATTAAATCTATGTAGTAAAGTTGATAGAATGAGAGTAAGTAGTTGTAGTATAGTTAAAATAGCAAAAGAATAATTAAAAGAGCCTTGGAGATTTCACCTTCAAGGCTTTCTTTATGGAGTGATAAAGTGCCGAGAAAACCTAAGAGACCATGTTCACATCCGGGTTGTCCTGAATTAGTTGATGGACGATTTTGCAAGAAACATGAGAAAGAATACAACAGAAACTATGAAAAATATAAAAGAGATCCTAAAACCCATAAGCGTTATGGAAAAGCATGGAGACTTATAAGGAAAAGATATGTAGCAGAGCATCCACTTTGTGAGATGTGTTTAAAAGAGAATAGAATGACAAAGGTAGAGGAAGTACATCACATACTTCCTCTTTCTCGTGGTGGAACTAATGACGAAGATAATCTTATGAGTCTTTGTAAATCTTGTCACTCAAAGATTCATGCAAAGAGTGGAGATAGGTTTGGAGGATAGTTTTACGTGGGGAGGGGGAGTCTTAATCTCTACGACTTATTTCCCTACCAACGGTGCCGCCCTCTCACGCACAAAAAAACGGGTTCAAAGGGGGTATTAAAGAATATCATTCGAAAAGTAAAATACTTATTCTGAACTATTGACAATAAAACTTGGCATGATATAATATAAATACCAAGTAAACTTGGCGAAAGAATAAAGGAGAATGAATATGAAAAGAGATGAAGTTTTAGCAAGAAGTCGTCAGGAGTATAAAGATCACGATGAGATGGTGGTTGACATTTTTAAAAAAGCAGGTGAAGTTTCCAGCCAAATCGGATTAGCTGTTGCTGCCATCCTATTTGGAATTGAAGCTTTTTTCTTCAATTCCTTTAATTATGGAATACTAAGTATTTATTTTAGTATTGAAGCAACAAAAGAACTTGTAAAGTATGTAAAATTAAAAGAAAGAAAGCAATTGTTAATGGGGATACTTATGGCGATTATAGGAATTGCCTTATTTGTAGCTAACCTTATAACATTGAAGTAGTGATGGATTATGGATGATAAACTAGTTCTCAAAAATCATTTAAAAGAAGTTAGAAAAGAAAAAGGCTATTCACAACAACAGTTAGCTGATGAGGTGGGTGTTTCAAGAAACACAATCAGCTCAATTGAAACTGGTCAATTTAACCCTACTGCTAAATTAGCTTTGATACTTTGCATTGCTTTAGAAAAGAAATTTGAAGATCTTTTCTATTTTTAGACAAACATAGTTAAACTAAAAATCTCCCTACAGTAAACAATATTGTTTATTGAAGGGAGATTTTATATTTAAGTAATAGGAGGTGATACTATCGCTAAAGACGGAACATATAGAGGTGGAAGAAGAGTAAAAGCAGGGGGTAAACCACAGTCTGCTGCTAAAAAAATAGAAAAAGGTAAAAAAGTAAAAATACTAATGAATGATATTCCAACATTTACTCCAGAAGAAATAGATGCAGTTGATTTACCAGATGGTGCAGTTCTTGATGGAACGGATATGCCTACACCAAGCGATTATCTATCTGCAAAGCAAAAAAATGGGATACCACTTGGTGCTGATGAAATATATAAAGAGACTTGGGACTGGTTAAAACAAAGAAATTGTGAGAACTTAGTAAATCCAAGATTATTAGAATCCTATTCTCAGGCTTTTGCAAGATACATTCAATGTGAAGAGGCAATAAGTCAATTTGGACTATTAGGAAAGCATCCAACAACAGGTGGAGTTATAGCATCTCCATTTGTACAGATGTCTAGTCAGTTTCAAAAGACAGCAAATCTTTTATGGTATGAAATTTATGACATAGTGAAAGAAAACTGCACAGAAGTTTATGAAGACTATGGAGAAGATATGATGGAAAAATTACTAAGGCAAAGGAGGTAATTGTATTGCACCCTTCCGATGAAACAAGACGAAATCATAGATTTCTTTGTTTCTATCGTTTGGCACGAGTACATTTTCATTATTAAAAGAAAGAGAGGAAGAAAATGTTTGAAAAAGTAAATCCAAAGCATCCAGATAAAATAGCAGATTGCATTGCAGGTGCAATTGTAGATTTAGCATATAAAGAAAAAGAAAATCCTAAAATAGCAGTTGAAGTTTTGCTGGGGCATGGAAATTGTCATGTGATTATGGAAACAGACAGCAATCTAAATAAAAAAGAAATTGGATCAGCAATTAAGAGAATAGCTGGAGATGTCATAGCAGATATTCAAATAGTAGAACAGGATATCCATCTTTCAAAGAATCAAAAAGAAAAGATAAGATGTGGAGATAATGGCATCTTTAAAGGAGTGCCTACATCTCAAGAAGAAAAGAAACTATCTTTAATTGCTCGTGAAATTTATTCTAATTATCCTTACGATGGGAAATATATTCTTGATGGAGATAAACTCATCATCTGTCAGTCAAATGTATCTACAGAAATCTTAAAATCAATTTATCCAAGAGCAATCATAAACCCATTAGGGGATTGGACTGGAGGATTTAATGTTGATACTGGGGCCACAAATAGAAAACTCGGCTCTGATATGGGAAGAGCAGTAACTGGTGGAGGTCTTCATGGTAAAGACCTATCCAAGGCTGATGTATCAATTAATATTTATGCTCACCTAAAGGCACAAGAAGAAAATAGAGAGATTGAATTATCCTGTGCAATCGGAGATGAAACTGTTGATGGTAGACCATATTCTGAAATTGTAGAAATTGCTAGAAACTACATTAACTCTATTGGTGGTTTTGAGGAATTTGCAAAGTGGGGGCTAATATGATTACAGCAAAAGAAATGAAATTAGTTGATATCGAAAAACTTGTTCCCTATGTAAATAATGCAAGAACTCACTCACAAGACCAGATTAATAAACTACGATCATCAATTCGAGAGTTTGGTTTTATCAATCCTGTAATTATTGATAAAGACTATGGAGTTATTGCAGGTCATGGAAGAATTATGGCAGCCAAGGAAGAAGGTATAAAAGAAGTACCTTGTGTCTTTGCAGACCATTTAAATGAGGCACAGAAGAAAGCTTATATCTTAGCTGATAACAGAATGGCTCTTGATGCTGGTTGGGATGAAGAATTACTAAGAGTAGAAATTGAATCCCTAGAAGATTATGGTTTTAATGTAGAACTTACTGGGTTTTCACAAGATGAACTATCTAATATTTTTGACTTAGGAAATAATACAGAAGATGATGACTTTGATGTAGAGGAAGAATTGGAAAAACCTACTTTTTCTAAAGCTGGAGATATATGGACATTAGGTAAACACAAACTTATTTGTGGAGATTCTACAGATGAGACAACCTACAAGAAATTAATGGGAGAATCAAAAGCAAATCTTATCATCACAGACCCTCCATACAATGTAAACTACGAAGGATCAGCAGGAAAAATTAAAAATGACAATATGGAGCAGTGTAAATTCTATGAATTTTTACTAAGCTCTTTTTTAAATACGGAAAAGTTCCTCGCAGATGATGGATCGATTTATGTTTTCCATGCTGATACAGAAGGACTAAATTTTAGAAAGGCATTTCAAGATGCTGGCTTTTATTTATCTGGTACTTGTATTTGGAAGAAACAGTCTCTCGTACTTGGAAGAAGTCCATATCAATGGCAACATGAACCCATCCTTTATGGTTGGAAGAAAAAAGGAAAACACAACTGGTACACAGGAAGAAAAGAGTCTACCATTTGGGAATTTGATAAACCAAGAAAAAATGGCGACCACCCTACTATGAAACCTATTCCACTCTTATCTTATCCGATTAAAAATTCATCAATGACAAACTCCATTGTACTTGATCCATTTGGTGGAAGTGGGAGTACACTAATAGCTTGTGAACAGACTGATAGGATTTGTAGGATGATAGAACTTGATGAAAAATTTGTAGATGTCATTGTAAATAGATTTATTGAATTAGTTGGCAGTGATAAAGATGTAAGACTTTTAAAAAATGGAAAAGAGTATAAATACTCTGAGGTAGTAAAAGATGAATAAAGAACTGACATTAGGTTCACTATTTGACGGCAGTGGAGGTTTTCCTCTAGCAGCTCTTATTTGCGAGATAAAACCTATATGGTCATCAGAAGTTGAACCTTTTCGAATAAGAGTTACGCAGAAGAACCTACCTGAAGTCAGATACCTCGGAGATATCAAAGATATTGACGGGTCTGAAATCGAACCTGTCGATATCATTTCATTCGGTAGTCCTTGCCAAGATTTATCTATTGCTGGTAAAAGGGCAGGACTTGAAGGAGAAAAATCTAACCTTTTTTATGAGGCAATAAGAGTTATAAAAGAAATGAGGTGTAAAAGTAATGGTAAGTATCCAAGATACCTACTATGGGAAAATGTGCCAGGAGCCTTTTCATCAAACAAAGGAGAGGACTTTAGATGCGTCCTTGAAGAAATTACAAGAATCAAAGATTCCAAAGCTAAACTTTCTCAACCTTCGAGATGGCAAAGTGCAGGAGAAATCCTGGGAGATAATTTTTCCCTTGCTTGGAGAGTCTTTGATTCTAAATACTTCGGAGTGCCCCAACGAAGGAGAAGAATCTTCCTTGTCGCAGATCTTGATGGAGGAAGTTCCAGAGAAATATTATTTGAGCAAAAAAGCTTGTCAAGGGATACTTCAGAGGGCTGCGAGAAAGGGAAAAGAAATACCAGAGCCATTAAAGAAAGCTTTAATAAAACAATCTGTTTAAATGACCAAGGTGGTCAAAGGATGGATATATCGGAAGAATTATCTGGAACACTAAGAGCCAAGGCAGGTAATCCTCCTTTTGTTTATGATATAAGACAAACTTCTGAAAAAACAAAAAATGAAAGACACAATATTTACAAGTGTGACGTTTCAAGAACCATTGACACATCTGGGAATACCCCTACAAGAAATCAAGGAGGGGTAGCTATTGTAGAAGATACCTATTCAATGAGTAAGAACTCATATTTTACAAAAGCAGATAAAAATATATCGTCACCTTTACTTGCTACTGATTATAAAGAACCACCTGTAGTCAATCAAAAAATAGTAAGGAGACTAATACCAAAGGAATGTGGAAGATTACAAGGATTTCCAGATTACTGGTGTGATAATCTAGGAATAGAAAATCCAACATATAAGGACTTGGAATTTTGGAGAGAAGTTTTTGATAAGGATGCTAAAATAAAAGGTCTTAAAAAGAAGAAAACGGATAAGCAGATATTAAAATGGCTTAAAAACCCCCATAGTGATTCCGCAGAATATAAAATGTGGGGCAATGGCATCGCTCTTCCATGTGCAATATATATTTTTAAAAGCCTTGTAAATACAGCAAACAAGACTTGATATAAATCAGTATTTGAGCAATATATGTATGTAAGAGGTGATTAGATGATTTCAAGGGAAATTATAGAAAAATTAAAAGAAGTATATCCAGATGGAACAAGAATTAAACTAATTAAGATGGAAGATTTACAAGCACCACCAAAAGGAACTCTAGGTACAGTTTATGGGGTAGATTCTATTGGGTCAATCCTAGTAAAATGGGATAATGGTTCGACATTAAATGTGATTTTCAAGGAAGATATTATAGAAAAATATCGGATAAAGATTGAAAAATAGCCGTTAATTAAGTAAAAATTACTTGACTTATCCTCGATAGTACGGGAATATGTACATAACAAAAAGAGATAAGGAGATAAAGAAAATGAAAAAAATTGAAATTTTAGAAAACCTTGAAACAAACGAAGATTTCCAAGAAAACAAAATCAACTACAGCTTTTATTGGGCCTACGAAAAAGCTAAAAGAGCAGGACTTGAAAGACTAGACTTTGAAGAATTAGGATTTGAAAAAGACTACCTAGAAATTATAGAAAACATTGAGAGATTTGAAATTAAAGAATTTACAATTTCAGACCAATCCACAGCACTTATGAATGAATTGCAAGCATTCAAAAATAAGGGATATTCCATAGTTGACCTAATCGAACAAGAAACAGGAAGAACAAACTGGAATTTTGAGGCAAAAGAAGACGAAAAAGAAATAAAGCCAGCTTTAGTTCTAAGAAAAATTCAAAAATAAGAGAGAACAAAACAATGAAAAAAGACCTTTTAGAAAGATTAGAAACAGAAGTCAAAGCTTGCAAGAGATACGCTGAAAACTCAATAAGAAAATCAAGAGAAGGAAATATTGGATCAGCAATTAGCCTTTTAGATATAGCAGAAACAGCAAAGAAATGCGCAGACCAACTTCATGAAGAACTTTGGGAAGTATCAAAAGGAAATTTAACAGACGAAGAGTTCCAACTTTTTGGAGAATCAGAAACACTAGAAAGAGAACTTAAGAAGGCATACAAAGAATTAAACATAGCAAGACAAAGATAAAAATAAAATTTAAATAGAGTTTAGGCTCTATTTGTCGTAGTAGAAGTCACTAGCAAGTGGCTATTTTTTATGCCAATTTTTAGAGGAAGGAAGTCACATGAAATATAAATCAACAAAATTTATGTTACCTACATCTCACTATGATAAAAACAAAGCAGACTATGCTGTCACTTTTATAGAATGCCTTAAACATACAAAAGGTAGATGGGCAGGTAAAGATTTCAAGCTTATTGACTGGCAAGAAGAAATCATTAGAGACTTGTTTGGAATTGTGAAAGATACAGGGTATCGACAATTTAATACAGCCTATATTGAAATACCAAAGAAGATGGGAAAATCTGAACTTGCAGCTGCTGTAGCACTCCTTCTAACTTGTGGTGATGGAGAAGAAAGAGCAGAAGTTTATGGATGTGCTGCTGATAGACAACAAGCAACCATTGTCTTTGATGTTGCAGCTGATATGGTCAGGATGAGCCCAGCCCTATCTAAAAGAGTAAAAATTCTAGCATCTCAAAAGAGAATGATATATAAGCCGACCAATTCTTTCTATCAAGTTTTATCTGCAGAGGCTTATTCCAAACACGGATTTAATATTCATGGTGTCGTCTTTGACGAACTTCATACTCAGCCTAATAGAAAATTATTTGATGTTATGACAAAAGGGTCTGGTGATGCGAGAACTCAGCCCTTATATTTCCTCATAACAACTGCAGGAACAGATACGAAATCAATCTGCTATGAAACGCATCAAAAGGCAGTCGACATACTTGAAGGAAGAAAAACTGATTCAACTTTTTATCCTATTATTTATGGAGCAGACAGAGAAGATGATTGGACAGATGAAAAAGTATGGCATAAGGCAAATCCGTCTCTTGGAATTACAGTTCCAATAGAAAAAGTAAGACAAGCTTGTGAATCGGCTAAGCAAAACCCAACTGAAGAAAATGCCTTCAGACAACTAAGACTTAATCAATGGGTCAAACAAGCAATTAGATGGATGCCTATGGAAAAATGGGACTTATGTAATTTTGCTGTTAATGAAGAAGAACTAAAATGTAGAGTTTGCTATGGCGGACTTGACCTATCAAGCACTACTGATATTACAGCTTTTGTTTTAGTCTTTCCTCCAATAGACGAAGATGGTAAGTATCAAATATTACCTTACTTTTGGTTGCCAGAAGACAATCTCGATCTAAGAGTAAAAAGAGACCATGTAAACTATGACCTATGGAAAAAACAAGGCTATATTATGACAACAGAAGGAAATGTAGTCCACTATGGGTTTATAGAAAAATTTATAGAAGACTTAGGTGAGATATATAACATCCGAGAAATTGCCTTTGATAGATGGGGAGCAGTTCAGATGGTTCAAAACTTAGAAGGCATGGGATTTACAGTTGTTCCTTTTGGTCAAGGATTTAAAGATATGTCTCCACCAACAAAAGAACTCATGAAACTAACTCTCGAAAGAAAAATAGCCCATGGGGGTCATCCAGTTCTAAGGTGGATGATGGATAATATTTTTATACGAACTGACCCTGCTGGAAATATAAAAGCAGATAAGGAAAAATCTACAGAAAAGATTGATGGTGTAATTGCTACAATTATGGCACTTGATAGGGCTATAAGGTGTGGCAATGATACGAGTGAATCGGTTTATGACGATAGGGGATTGATCGTTTTTTAATATGCGTACTTGCTGTTTATGTAGTTTGTAGTGCTAAAAAAAAAGAGAGACATAAATTTGACGAAGATAAAGAAAAAGATGAAAATAATATGTCTGAAGGTATGGCCATTGGCATGTGTCTAGGAACTGCAGTTGGAATAGCTCTAGGTAAAGAAAACTTAGCCGTTGGAATGTCTATTGGTATGTTATTAGGTATGATAATAGGAATGAATAGCAAAAAACAGGAATAAATAGTTATAAAACTTAGCATCTACTAAGAAGGGATTTATGAAAAAGAAATATCCAATTCTGATAAGGCTGATTTCTATCTAATTCCTGGAAATGAAATAGAAGATTTCAATTTTGAAGAAAAAAATAGTAAAGTCTTCATAGATTTTAAACATATAGGCAAAAAAATTTCTTATGAAATTTCTTTTACTGGTAAACTTTTTAAGGATAATAAGAGTAATTATGAGTTCATATTAAACAAGAATTGAGAAATGATATAGCAATATTAAAAACTATAGAATAACGAAGTTATTTTAAAATTTGAAGATAAAAAAGGGGATAAAATAAATGAAAAGATATGAGTATGTTTCTATTAAAGTCGGAAAGTTTATTGGTGCAAAATCTGATGAGCATAGAGATATTATTGATGAGTATGCAGAAAAAGGCTATAGATATGTTGGTTTTATACCTACTGATATGACAGATCATGGAAAAATTATAACAATGGATTTAATATTTGAGATTGAAAAATGAATTCAACAGCGATAATTAAAATACTTTAGCATCTACAAAAGTAGGTGCTTTTCTTATACCTACTTTTAGGAGGTGGTAATATAAACATTTTAAACTTAATATTTAAGTCGAGAGACAAACCTAAAGACGGGGAGAGGATATCTTCATCGTCTTTTTTATTTGGGAGAACAACAGCTGGAAGAAATGTCAACGAATTTACTGCCATGCAGATGACAGCAGTTTATTCATGTGTGAGAGTTCTTGCTGAAATCTTAGCAGGACTTCCTCTTCACTTATATAAAAGAGGGAATTCAAACTCAAAGGAAAAAGCAAAAGACCACGCCATATATTTTCTCTTACACGATGAGCCAAATACTGAGATGACTTCATTTGTATTTAGAGAGACACTAATGACCCATCTTTTATTGTGGGGCAATGCTTATGCTCAGATAATTCGTAATGGAAGAAATGAGGTTATTGGACTCTACCCACTAATGCCAAATAAAATGGCTGTTATGCGAAGTGAAGATGGAGAAATCTTTTATAAATACAATCATAAATCTGAAGAAGTTTACCTTTTAAAAGAAGATATCCTTCATATACCTGGACTTGGGTTTGATGGACTTATTGGATATTCACCAATTACAATGGCAAAGAATGCAATTGGTATGGCTATGGCTTGTGAAGATTATGGTGCGTCATTCTTTCAAAATGGAGCACAACCAGGTGGGGTTTTAGAGCATCCAGGTATTATTAAAGATCCAGAAAGAGTTAGAGCGTCATGGAATGCTGCCTTTCAAGGCCCTAAAAACGCCAACAAAGTGGCTGTACTTGAAGAAGGGATGAAATACCAACCCATAGCCATCGCACCAAGTGAGGCCCAGTTTTTGGAAACTAGAAAGTTTCAATTAAATGAGATAGCAAGGATATTCAGAATACCACCTCATATGATTGGCGACTTGGAGAAGTCATCATTTTCAAATATAGAACAGCAGTCGCTTGAATTTGTTAAATACACTCTTGACCCTTGGATCGTTCGTTGGGAGCAATCCTTAGAAAGAGCACTACTAACAAAGAAAGAAAAGGAATCCTACTTTATTAAATTCAACCTTGACGGACTTCTAAGAGGAGACTATGAATCAAGAATGAATGGTTATGCTGTAGGAAGACAGAATGGCTGGATGAGTGCAAATGACATAAGAGAATTAGAAAATTTAGATAGGATATCAGCTGAAGAAGGTGGTGACTTATACCTTGTAAATGGAAATATGCTACCACTTGATAAAGCAGGTAGTTTTTATCAGCAGAAAGGAGAAGAAATAAATCCTAATGAAGAACAATAAAATATTTTGGAATTGGAATAAGGATTCAAATGAACTCTATATAGATGGAGTAATTGCAGAAGAGTCTTGGTTTGATGATGAAATCACGCCAAGGCTCTTTTTTGAAGAATTAAAAAATAAAAGTGGAGACATAACTGTGTGGATCAACTCCCCTGGTGGAGACTGTATAGCAGCATCAAGAATTTACACCATGCTTTTAGAACACAAGGGAAATGTGACCATTAAGATTGATGGACTTGCAGCATCAGCAGCATCTGTCATTGCCATGTCAGGAACTGAAGTATTGATGAGTCCAACATCATTAATGATGATTCATAACCCCTTAACTGTAGCCATTGGTGACTCAAAAGAAATGCAAAAAGCTATAGATATGTTAAAGGAAGTTAAGGAATCAATCATCAATGCCTATGAGATTAAAACGGGTTTATCCAGAGAAGAGATTTCAAATCTAATGGATGGAGAGACTTGGTTTGATAAGAATAAGGCCATTGAGATGGGCTTTTGTGACGGAACTCTCACTGATAAAAGAAAAGATGAAAAAGTTACGAACATGGTATTTTCAAGGCGAGCAGTTACAAACTCACTCTTAACAAAGATAAATAAAGAAGTAAAGACTCACTCAATTAGTGAAGTAGAAGAAAGATTAAACAAAATTAAAAACACTTGGAGGTAAAGATATGAACTTAAAAGATCTAATGGAAAAGAGAACTAAAGCTTGGGATGAGGCAAAGGCATTTGCTGAATCTAAGAAAGATGAAAAGGGTCTAATGTCTGATGAAGACTTTAAGACATATGAAGAGATGGAGAGAACTATCGAGAATTATACTCGTGAAATTGAAAGAAAGAAGAGGGAAGAAGAAATGGATAAATCCTTAGAAAAACCTACTACTCAAGCACTAACAAATGAACCTGCTACTTTTAATGAAGAAGAAAAGCCAATGAGAGCAAGAAATGTCTATAAGAAATCTATGATGAAAGCACTAAGAACTAACTTTAGAGATATTTCAAATGAATTAAAAGTAGGTACAGATGAAAGTGGTGGATATTTAGTTCCAGAAGAAATGGAAGTAGATATTGTAAATGGTCTTGAAGATGAAAATATTGTAAGAAAACTAGCTACAAAAGTTCAAACTTCTGGACTTCATAAAATTAATATTGCAGCTACAAAGCCTGCTGCTCTATGGGTAGAAGAAGGTGGTCAACTTACCTTTGGAGATGGTACATTCGACCAAGTATCTCTTGATGCACACAAACTTCATGTTGGTATTAAAGTAACTGAAGAACTTCTCTATGATGCAGCCTTTAATTTAGAAAAATACATCACTGAAGAATTTACTAGAGCACTAGCAAATGCTGAAGAGGACGCTTTCTTAAATGGCGATGGAGTAAATAAGCCTACAGGAATTTTTGACTCTAAAAAGGGTGGAGAACTTGGTGTGACAACAAAGACTCAAATAATTAATGCGGATGAACTAATTGATTTAGTTTACTCATTAGACAGACCTTATAGAAAGAGAGCAGCTTTCATTTTAAATGATGCAACAGTTGCTCAGATTAGAAAGCTTAAAGATGTTAATGGTGCATATATTTGGCAACCATCTCTTAAAGATGGAGAATCAGATAGACTTTTAGGATATCCTGCTTATACATCTGCCTTTGCACCAAAAGCTGATAAAGGAAAACTTGCAGTAGCCTTTGGCGATTTTTCATATTACAAGATTGGAGATAGGGGAAATAGATCTTTCCAAGACTTAAAGGAACTATTTGCTGGTAATGGCATGGTTGGTTTCTTAGGTAAAGAAAGAGTAGATGGAATTTTAGTTTTAAGAGAAGCAGTTAAACTTTTAAAAATTGGTGCTACTGCCTAAGGAGTAGATTATGATTACTCTTGAGGAGGCAAAATCATATTTAAGGGTGGATTTTGATGATGAGGATGAGATAATTAATTCTCTCATCCAATCATCAATAAAGCACTCCATGGATGTAGCCAGGGTTGATAGTGAAGAAGAACTTTCTAAAAATCCAAATGGAAAGATAGCCGTCCTCTATATGACTGCTTATCTTTATGAGCATAGAGAAGAGGCAGATTATGCTGAATTAAACTTAACTCTAAGGGCTTTATTATTTGGAATGAGAAAGGCTGAATTCTAATGAAGATATCGGATTTAAATAGAAAAATAACCTTTCAAAATAAAAATGTTGAGGTAGATGAAATTGGTAACCATAAATCAGTATGGACAGAATATCTAGAAACTTCAGCCTATATATCTTTTCAAGGTAAAGGAGAAGAAGTTTTTCTTGGGATGGAAGTAGACAGGTCGGATATTTCTTTTACTGTGAGATTTCAAAATAGGTTAAAGAATATTAACACTTCAGAATACAGAATTATATTTGAAGATGAAATATACAATATTATCTCAATTGACTTTATGAACTATAAAAATAGATTTATAAAGTTTAGGTGTAGGAAGGTGAGTAGATGAATGTAAAAATTGAAAACCTTGCCAGTGAAATAATGAAAGGCTTAGAAGAATATTCTGATATGGCAACAGATGAAGTCAAAAAGGAAGTCAAAAAAGCTGGTAGCAATATTAGAAAAGACATACAAGAAAATGCACCTGTAGGAGAAACAAAGAAATATTCTAAGTCTTGGTCTGTAAAAACTATGAAAGAAACTTCAAACTCAATAGAACTCGTAGTCCATTCAAGAAATAGATACCAACTGGCTCATTTGCTAGAGAAAGGACATGTACTAAGACAGGGTGGAAGAGTGTCTGCTAAACCTCATATTGGACCAGCTGAAGAGAAAGGAGTTAGAGAATTGGAAGAAAACATAATGAGGAAATTACAAGATGGATAGGCTATTAAAAATAATTGAAGATATAGGACTTCCCTTTGCATATTCGCACTTTGCTGAGGGAGAAAGTCCAGATCCACCATTTATGGTATATCTATTTCCAAAGAATAAACACTTTGGTGCAGATGGAGTGGTTTTTTATAAAAACACACAGATAGACTTAGAACTTTATACTGATAAGAAAGATTTAAAACTAGAAGAAAAAATAGAAGAGATACTTGATAGAGAAGAAATTTATTATGAAAAATCTGAAGTTTGGATTGAGTCAGAAAGACTCTATGAAGTTCGCTATGAATTTACTATGGAGGTAAAAAATGGCTAATAAAGTTAAATTTAATATTTGTAACGTTCACTACGCTCTATTCGATAAAGCTGAAGAGGGCGTTATTAAATATAAGGCACCAGTGCCAATGCCTGGTGCTGTATCAATTTCGTTAGATCCAAATGGAGAGCCTGAAAGCTTTTATGCAGATGGAATTGAATACTACACTATTTCAAACAATATGGGCTATGATGGTGATTTAGAAATCGCCCTTATTCCTGAATCTTTTAGGACTGATGTTTTGATGGAAAAATCAGACTCTAACAAAGTTCTTATTGAGTCTTCAAATTCTGAAACTGCAAACTTTGCACTTCTTTTTGAGTTTGATGGAGACCAAAAGAAAATCCGTCATGTCATGTATAACTGCTCGGCAGCAAGACCTACTCTTGAAGGAGAAACAAATGAGGAATCAAGAGAAGTTCAACCAGAAACTTTATCTATTCAAGCAAGACCACTTCCAAATGGAAATGTAAAGGCTAGAACAAGTGATGAGACAACTAAGGAAACTTATGACGGTTGGTATAAATCAGTTTATCTTCCAATAGAAACTTCATCTTCTGTGGCAAGGACAACAGGAGGTAGTAGATAATGGCATTAACAAAAACTATAAAAATAGATGGAAAAGATGTTATATTTCGTGCATCGGCAGCTATTCCAAGAATCTATAGATTAAAGTTTGGTCGAGACATCTTTAAAGACTTGATGGAACTAGAAAAGTCTATGAAGAAAAATGATAAAGATAAATCTAATCTTGACATAGGTTCATTAGAACTATTTGAAAATATAGCCTATGTAATGGCAAAACATGGAGATAAATCTGTGCCAGATAGTCCAGAAGAATGGTTAGATAATTTCTCAACCTTTTCCATTTATCAAATTCTCCCTCAGCTAATTGAGTTATGGGGACTTAACATAAAGTCGGAAGAAATTCCTAAAAAAAAGTAAGACCAACAGAAAGACCAATGACTACACCCTTATTTTTATTAAGGGCAGTGGAACTTGGTCTTTCTGTTTCTGATTTATCCCTACTAACAATTGGACTTGTAAATGATATGTTCACAGAAAAAAATAACGATGAATATAAATACAAGGAAGTAGCCACACAAGAAGACTTCGATAAGTTTTAATTTAAACCTTGAGTAGACATGGTATAATAAGGGTAGTATATAAAAGATAAATTTGAATTTCTATAGGAGCAAGGTTCATGGATAAAATCGTTTCAAAAATTGTTGCTTTGGGAGTTCCTGGATTAGTGCTATTGTTAGCTATAGGAGCAACTGGATATGTGGGAGCGGCAGCAATCACAGCAGCCCTGTGTGCAATTGGCCCTTTTGGTATGATAGGAGGAATAGCAACATTAGGATTAATTGGACTAATATCTCAAGCTATTTCTGAATATGGATTTGAAAAGATATTTGTTCAAGTAGTTAAAGAATTAGTAAAAAAAGGTGAAACTAAGGAATCTATATTGTTAAAAATAAATTCGTATAAGATTTCTAAATCTTTAAAACTGAAATTAAAAGAGATACTTGAGGAAAATTGGAATGATGAATTAAATTTTCGTGAGGGAGGTACTTTGTAATGGATAAGAAAGAAAAAAAGTCAAGAAAAGAGAAACTAAGCAAATATGTTAATTTAGCTAATGGTAGGTTTAAGGATCATGAAATTGAAGATTTAGAGTATCTGGTTGAAAACAGAGAAAAGCTTGATGGAACGACTAAGACATATAGGTCATCTTACAAATCATTTGATTCGGAAGACACATATCGTGTGAATGAAGAAGATACATATACTTTTCATTCTGATGAGAACGGTATTCGTATTGATAGAGACTTCCTAAGACATTGGGATGACGGTCAAAATGATACTGAGAAAGATAGTTTTGAAACAGCAAGAGACATACTAACTTTTGCATCAAAATTATTCAGAAAATAAAATAGTTTAAAGAAAATTCAAAAAGCACTTACAAAATAGTAGGTGTTTTTTTCATGTCCATTTTTAGGAAGGAGGCGGTCAAGTGGCAAATAGAATAAAAGGGATAACTGTTGAGATTGGTGGGGATACTACCAAACTTCAAGACGCACTTAAATCTGTAAATACAGAAATAAAGCACACTCAGTCAGAATTACGTGATGTTAGTAAACTTCTTAAACTTGATCCAGGAAATACTGAACTTATCTCACAAAAGCAGAAACTTCTATCTCAATCTATTCAAGAAACAAAAGAAAAGTTAGAGTCCCTTAAACTTGCAAGTGAACAGGCAAATGCAGCTCTTGCTCGTGGTGATATTTCTCAAGCTCAATATGATGCCCTTCAAAGAGAAATTATTGAAACTGAAAACTCCTTGAAATCTCTAGAGCAACAAGCATCAAAAACTGGTAAAGCCTTTAAGAACATCTCGGACTCTTCTATGAAGATATCTAAGGTTACAGGAGAAGTTGGAAAAGAAATGACTACCAAGGTTACAGCACCAATTGTGGCCGTAGGGGCCTTGGGGCTAAAAACAGCAGCAGACTTTGAAAAGGGAATGTCCTCTGTAAAGGCGATAACAGGTGCAACTGGTGAGGACCTAATTCAACTTAAAGAAAAAGCTCTTCAACTTGGTGAGTCTACTTCTTTTAGCGCTAGTGGGGTAACAGAGGCTATGACTGAAATGGCAAAGGCAGGATGGTCTACTAAGGATATATTAACAGGTGTAGGAGGCGTACTTGATGCGTCAGCTGCATCTGGAGAAAATCTTGGTTCAGTTGCAACCATTGTAGCTGATGCCATATCTGGATTTAATATGAAAGCATCTGAGTCTGGAAGAGTAGCTGATGTATTAACTCAAGCGGCCAATGCTGGAACAATAGGTATAAATGACCTAGGCGAGTCTTTTAAATATATAGCACCACTTTCAAATTCTATGGGCTTTAATATTGAAGAAGTAACTTCTGCAATTACAGCAATGTCCATGTCCGGTATTAAGGGCTCACAAGCTGGTACTTCACTTAAAAACTCTTTAACAAATATGATTAAACCTACTAAAGATATGCAAGGTGCTATGGATGAGTTAGGTATCAAGATAACCAATCAAGATGGATCGTTTAAGTCTCTTGATGAAATCTTAAGAGGAATGAGAACATCATTCTCTGGTTTAAGCGATGAGCAGAAGGCATATTATGCTACAGTAATTGCTGGCAAAGAAGGTCAAGCAGGTTTACTTTCACTTCTTAATATGAGTCAAGAAGAGTATGACAAAATATCAGCATCTATGAAAAACGCAGGTGGAATTGCGAAAGAAACGGCTGATGTGATGCAAGATAATCTTTCATCAAAGATTGAGGCATTAGGAGGGGCACTTGAAACTCTATCTGTTCGTTTTGGAGATTTAGTTGTTCCGGCACTTACAAAATTTGTAGAAAAGATTACTGATGTTATAACAGCAATTTCAAATGCACCTCCAGAAGTTCAGAAATTCATTTTAATATTTGCCGGAATTCTTGCTGCCATTGGTCCAGTCTTGCTTATTATCTCAAAAGTAGCAGCGGTTATTGGAACAGTGACAGGCGCTATGTCTATTCTTTCTGGGCGAATAACAACTGGTGCGACACCAGCGATGCTTGGACTTGCTAAAGTGTTTGGTGTTTTGAAAGGAGCGTTTACTGCTTTAAGTGGACTTATTATGGCTCATCCAATAGTAGCAGCTATCGTTGCTATTGCGACGATTCTTATTCCCTTAATCATAAAAAATTGGGATACAATAAAAGAATTTCTTGTTAATACATGGAACTCGATTGTATCATCCTGTAAGGAAATATGGGGAGGAATTAAAGAGTTTTTTGCCAATCTTTGGAATGGAATTTGTGAGTCTTGGAATGCTATATGGACTACTATTACAACTACTATATCAAGCTTATGGATTAGCTTTATTGAAGGAGTATCTGGAATTTGGAACGGTATAAAAGATTTCTTTACAAATCTATGGCAAGGAATATCTGAGTCTTGGTCTACAGCATGGACAAATATTACGACTTTTATTTCTGAACTATGGACTGCTTTTGTAGAAGGCATAAAAACACTTTGGCAAGGAGTAAAAGATTTCTTTGCTAATCTATGGAGTGGAATCTTAGAAACTTGGAATAGTATATGGATTACAATAACAACTTTTCTAACTGAATCTTGGAATACCTTCATTGAGGGAGCCAAGAGTCTATGGCAAAGTATAGGAGAATTCTTTACAAGCCTTTGGACTGGGATTCAAACTACTTTTACCAATATATGGACATCTATATCAACTAAAACAACAGAAGTATTTACAGCAGTTGGAGAATTTATTAGGACTATTTGGGAAAGTATAAAGACTTTAATTTCAACAGTTCTTGATGCTATTAAAGTAAAGGCTGAGACTATTTGGAATGGGATAAAAACGTTCTTGACTACAGTAATCACTGCCATAGGAACATTTATATCCACATCTTGGAATAATATAAAAACAGTAATTCAATCAGTTTTAAATACTATTAAATCAATAGTTATGAATGTTTGGAATGCTATAAAGTTATTTATATCTGGAGTTTTAAATGGAATTAAGTCATTAGTGTCTAATATTTGGAATAGCATCAAGGCTACTATTTCATCAACAGTTAATTCTGCAAAATCAGCTGTTTCATCTGCATTTAATTCAATGAAGTCAGCTATTTCTTCTAGTATGTCGAATATTTTATCTAGTATAAGAAATGGGTTTAATAATGCAGTGAACTTCATTAGAAATCTTGCATCACAAGCCTACACATGGGGAGCCGATATGATTAATGGAATTGCTAGAGGGATTTCAAATGCAATAGGTAATGTAATATCTGCTGTATCTAATGTTGCATCAACAATTAGATCTTACTTACACTTTTCAGTACCAGATGTTGGTCCACTTACCGACTACGAATCATGGATGCCAGACTTTATGGAAGGCTTATCAAAAGGAATTGAAAAGAGTAGGAGAATAGTTCAATCTTCTATGAAAAATGTGGCAAGCGATATGGTTTTAAGTCCAAATATATCAGCTGTTGGTATGGGTGGATATTATAAAGAATCAGCTTTAAACGGAATTGATATAGGAAGACAAATATCCGATGCACTTGCAAATATCAATTTAAAATCTGAAAATACTGGAGATCTTGTCATCCCAGTTTATCTTGGAGGTACACTCCTTGATGAAGTTATTGTCAATGCATCAATGCGTAAGAATTTAAGGAGTGGAGGTAGGTAATGAAATATCAATCATATTTAATTATTGAAGGAGTAGATATGCCTCTACCAAATTCTTATGATTTAGGTTTTAGAGACATAGAGGCAGATACTGGAGGAGAGACAGAGGCAGGTACAATTCAGAGGGATATTGTTAGAAATAAAGTAGCAAGTATATCTGTAGGTTTTTCATGTAGCCCTAAACTTGTAAAGACCTTAAGCAGTTTTGCTAATAAGTCTAATCTTAAAGTTAAATATTTAGATACAGAAACATTGGAACTTAAAGAGACACAAATGTATATAGACAAGTTTCAAGTCAAATTAATAAAAGATACTTCTTATAAAGGATTGTGGGAAGTATCTTTTTCATTGGAGGAGTACTAATGTATCCAACAAGTGAAGAATATAAAACAGTTATAAAAAAGAACTCTCGTAAATTTTACTGGACGGGAAACATCATATTAGAAGATGGAACGACAATTCCTTTTAATAATAAGGATATTTTAAAAGGTTCTGGGTACATCCATCGTTCTTGCTCTGGATCTTCTGAACTTGAAATAGGTACAGTTTATGCAGGGGAGTTTGGAATCAGCCTTTTTTCAGATATAGATAGGTATTCTTTAGAGGATTCCAAATTAGAACTTTTTTATCATCAAGAATTAGAAAATAAAAAGATTGAAACCATACCGATGGGAATATTTGATGTTACTGAGGCAAATAGGTCTAAGAAAATTTTAGAATTAAAAGGCTATGACTATATGCTTAGGTTTGATAAGAACTTTCCAGTTACGGATACTTTTGGTACAGCTTTTGAATTACTTACACTATCATGTGAGAAGTGCAAGGTAGAACTAGGTATGACAGAAGATGAGGTAAAAGCTTTTGTAAATGGAGAGGAAGTCTTAGCAATTTATCAAGACCATGATATAGAAACTTATAGGGACTTTATTCACTATATAGGATCGACACTAGGTGCTTTTGCTGGGATTAGTCGTGATGGGAAATTAATTTTAAAGAAATATGCAGAAAGTATATCCACAGAAATTAAAACGAGAGAAAGATTTTCTTCATCAATATCAGATTTTAAGACAAGATATACAGCTATCAATTCAACAAATGCTAAGACTAAAATAGCTGAATACTATTCTTTAGAAAATGATGATGGCCTAACTATGAATCTTGGAATAAATCCACTTATGCAATTAGGACTTCCAGAAAAAAGAAAAAGAATGTGTGAGGTTCTTCTTACTGAAATTTGTAAGATTCATCACACACCTTTTGACATGGTAACTATAGGAGACCCAAGCCTTGATGTTGGAGATAGGATAGCTATCTCTTACGAAGAAGAAAAGATTGAAGGGCTTACTACTGACATTGAATACAAGATAAATGGTAAGCACAGAATTTTAGGAGTTGGGAAGAATCCATATCTATCAAAGGCTAAAAGCAAGAATGATAAGAATATAGTAGGGCTGTTAAATCAGATTGAATCTGAAAAATTAGTAGTTCATGCCTATTCTAATTACACTGCCTTCAATCTTTCTACCACTGACACGCCAATAATTCGTATAGAATTTGCCTCCAATAAAGAAACGGAGGCAATTTTTAATGCGTCTATCTTGTTAAATATAATTTGTGATACCGAAGAAAAGACTAGAAAGATATCAAGGAAGGTTAAGAAACAAGTAGAGATTTTAAATAATGAAGGTAAATCATATAACCCTCCAAAGTTTGAAGGAAAAGAAGAGATAGAGGAATTAAACTATATTGAAAATATAGAAATACCAACAAGGCTTGTTATTACTTATGTTTTTAATGATACGAAAATAGAACATCACATTCCAAAAGAAACCTACCTCAGTGGTGACCACATTCTAAATCTTTTTTATCCATTGACTAAACTACAAGAGAAAACTATGAACAATTTCTCAGTATTAATTAGGCTTGAATCAGGTCAAGCTATGATAAGTAAAGATAATGCTATTGCAGCTATATCTGGTCAATCTCTAGGTTCTACAGAGGCTTGGGATGGAAAAATTAAAATAGAAGAATCTTGGAAGAAATTTACTTTTTCTAATTTATTTTTATTTAGTAATTTGTTAGATTACTATAAGGTTGAAAAACAAGAACCAACTAAAACTGAATTTAAGGAAAAAGTAGAAAGATTTAAGTTCAACGGTATTAAATTAGGAAATTACAAAGATAAAATAACTACTGAAATTAAAAATAAGGAGGTATAAAGTTATGCTTAAAGGGAAGTCAGTTATTGAATTAACTAATGTAAATACTAATGAAAAAGAGACTTATGAAGATGAAAATCTAGTAACAAATGCAGTTAGAGATTTACTTAGTTTAAATCCTTCTGGATTAATGTATCCAGTTAATAAAGAGAATTATTATATTTTAAGTGATGAAATTTTTCCTATAGCAAATAAATGTTATGGTGGGATTTTACTTTTTGAAGATAGATTAGAAGAAGATGCTAATAAATACTTCGCTGATGCGAGTAATCCTATAACAGGTTATGCATCTAATAATGTAAATACTACTGATGAAAAGAAAAGGGGCTCAGCAAACCTTGTTGAAACAATGAAACTAGAAAATGGATATAAATTTATTTGGGATTTTTCTACTAGTCAAGCAAATGGTAAAATATCATCTTTAGCACTGACACATTATTTGGGTGGTAAGCATTACTATGGAGATAGCCAGGGGTCGTGTTGTTGTGAAAAACTTAATATGACACAAAAAGTAAGTTTAAGTTATGATTGCTTACATTCATACTTAGGGATCGTAGAATACAATGTTAAAGAAAATACAATAATTTCTATTTGGCCATTAAAAGATAAATCAATTGAAATTCTTAAAATTGATGAACCTATATCTAGTATAGGTTTAAGTGATGAGATCATTATAAAAAGCAAAAAAAATATAGAAAAAACAACTATAAAAATTGACGATTTTTATAAAAATATTTATTTTGGAGATAATTGTTATGTTAATTTTTTTGATGGGGAGGATGGCTATTACTACGGTTTTATTTCTGATAATAGAGATAATAAATCCTATCTTAATAGAGTAAAGATAAAAAAAGATGATTATTCTTTTAAAATAGATTATTGGACTTTAGATGGAATCGAGATGTTTAATTTAGCTAGTTATGATTTAAGATCAAATTCAGTATCAAAACATAGTGTTGTTAGGAATGGATACTTATATGCATTAGAATATGGACAACAGCATATAATTAAGATTAATATTAATAACCCAGCTGACATATCAAAAATAGATTTGTACGAAGAATATACAAGTTCGTATGGGCAAATGGGTAAAGTTGGAGATTTTATTTTCTCTAGACATTATATAGTAGATAAAAATGATCAAGCTACTGTAATTAAAGACTCTAATTTACTGTCATCTGGAGCGCCATTAATAAATGTTGGAGTTTTTTGTGTTGGGTATGATGGTAGCGGTAATGATTTATTTAAAGAACTATATCTTCATACTCCATATCTAGGAACTATCAATAATTTATCAAGTCCAATACTAAAGACGGCAGATAAGACAATGAAAATAACATATACTTTAACAGAGGAGGAATGACATGAATAAAGTATTAGAAACAATGAAAGTTTTATTTACAGCGATTGGAGGATGTCTAGGATTTTTTCTTGGAAGCGTTGATGCTTTTATTTATACACTACTAGCTTTTGTAATAGCTGACTATTTGACAGGAGTTTTAAGAGCGGGTGTCGAAAGAAAGCTATCCTCATCCATAGGATTTAAAGGGATAGCAAAAAAGATTATGATTTTTATAGTTGTAGGCATAGCAAATCTATGTGATGTAAATTTAATTAAAGGTGATGGAACAATGATAAGAACAGCCATCATCTTTTTTTATATCGCAAATGAAGGACTTTCTATTTTAGAAAATTCCGTGGCTCTAGGCTTGCCAGTACCAGAAAAATTAAAGGAAATATTAAAACAATTCAAGGAGGAAAAATAAATGAGTAATAGCCCATTAATACAAGCAACGATTCTCTCACCAAACCATAGTGGAAGAAGAAATCAAAAGATTACAAAAATAGCTATACATCATGCGGCTGGGGTTATAAGTGGCAGAAATCTAGCGAGAATTTTTGTTCCAAAATCAAGACAAGCATCTGCCAATTATAATTTAGGTTCAGACGGAGTTATTGTTTTAGGAGTTGATGAAAGCAATAGAGCATGGACAACCTCATCTGGATGGTGTGACAACCAAGCAGTAACAATTGAAGTAGGAAACTCTACTAGAGGACCTCAGTGGTTAGTTTCTGATTACGTTTTAAATAGACTAATTGATTTAGTAACAGACATATGTAAAAGAAATGGAATTTATCCTTGCACCTATACAGGAGGAAAAGATGGTGTTCTTCAAAAGCATGAGTGGTATTCAAACACAAATTGTCCAGGACCATATCTAGGTAGCAAGTTTCCATATATAGCAAGCGAGGTTAATAAAAGACTAAGAGGCAATAAGACTGCTAGTAAACCAGTAGGTGTTTTATATAGAGTTAGAAAATCATGGTCTGATTCTAAAAGTCAAAAAGGAGCATTTAAAAATTTAGAAAATGCCAAAAGATGTGCAGATAGATTTGGACTGAAAGTATTCGATGCTAATGGCAAGATAATACATCCAGTTGGAAAGACAATCGACCAATTAGCAAAAGAAGTTATAAATGGTAAATGGGGAAATGGAGAAGAAAGAAAAAGTGGGTTAACTCAAGCTGGATATGATTATTATGTTATTCAGAGAAGAGTAAATCAACTAGTTTAATATAACAAGAAATGCCTGTGCCAATTTATAGTACAGGCATTTTTGCTATTTCAATGTTTTTGACTATATAAAGAAAGATTTAAATAATACATAAAGAATATTCTTTCGTATTAAATTTATAAGGGATTGTTCAACTTAAAATTAAAGATTGAATATTGTAAACTCTTTATTTAAATTATCAACGTATAGTTTTTCAAATATTTCGTCGGAAGTATTTTTATATCTAGAATATCTAAAATTTTTATATTTATTAGTTTTTAAACCATTCATATCATTGAGGATAGTTTTTCCAATAGCTTCTCCTAATTTAATAGGTACAGCATTTCCAATTTGTTTATATTGTTCCATAATGCTTCCAAAAAATTTATAATCGTCGGGGAAACCTTGTATTCGAGAGTATTCTTCTATAGATAGTGCTCTAAGTTCTGTAGGATGAATCAAATCAGTAGCTGGCATTATTGGTGAAGTAACCAAAGTTGGACTAGGTTTATCGAAACTTAATCTCCTAAAAAATCCAGTTTTTCCGCCACCCATATTATATTTATTGCCCATAGCTTTTTTTTGGTCATCGGCATTTAATGATTTCCAGTTTCCTCCTTCAGGAATTTTTTTAAACCATTCTTTTCTGGCTTTTGGTATTTCCACATAGTTCATTTCTTTTTCTTGTATATCTGAAATTGCATCTGATAAATTTACTAAAGGTTTAAGCCCTAAACTTTTATCATCTGAATTAGTGGGGGTAAGATATTCTGGTTTAGATCCATTTAGCTTACCAATAATCACAAATCTCTCCCTACTTTGTGGGGCGCCAAAATACATGGCGTTGTATAGCTCAAACGATATAGAATATCCAGATTTTTCCAGTGTATCTTTTATATAGTGTAGTGCTGCACCTTTTATAGGTACGTTATTGTTCTCGGGCAGTATAGCTTTTGTAGTCAATAGCCCACGTACATTTTCTAAAACAAAATACCTTGGTTTTACTTCTTTTATTAATTGAACGTATTTTATTAGCACACTTCCTCTAGAATCCTCAAAGCCTTTTCTATTCCCTGCAGTTGAGAAAGCTTGGCAGGGTGGGCCGCCGACGAATATATCTATCTTATGATTCTGGGGTAGGTTTGCATATTTATATATCAATTCTCTATCACATTTATTAATATCGTCCAATAAACCTATATTTTTGTGATTGTTTATGATGGTAGCTCTTGCTTCTTTATTATTTTCAACAGCTATTAAAGGTTTTATTCCAACATTTTCAAGCCCTATATCCAAGCCCATAGCTCCAGAAAAGAATGAGATTGCTGTTACTTTAGGTATTGAATTCTCTTTTCTAATAAAATTATCAGGATTAACAACAAAGGTTCTTTCCTGTAAAAGATTTTGTATTGATTCTTCTGAAATAATCCAATTTTTATCTTCATCTTTTGAAGCATTTAATTTTTTATCTTTAATAAGTTTTCTAACATATTGCTCTGAAATTTTTAATTTATCAGAAGCTTCTTTTGTATTAAATATCAATTTAGCCTCCTCAACGAAACTATTTTTAGACCCATATCATTATACCATATTTTTAGCGGTTTAGCATTAAATCTGATATAATTTGATTAGATTGTGACTTTAGGAGGAATTTAATGGTACAGCAAACTTACGTAAAAACAATGGAAGATAAAAATATTACAATTGAGCAAGCAAGGAAAGGATTTCAAAAAGCAAAAAATTGTCTAAAAGAAGAATATTCAAAAAACAAAATACAAATTAAGGAGTCATGGCTAAAATCTATAGATGAGCTTTTTAGCTATGCTATTAATTATAATCCTGAACTCTTTGTGTCTTTACATCATAATATAGATATAGATGACATATCAGAGGATTATTTTAAAAAATGGATAAGACGATTTATAAATGAGAGATTACAGCCTTCTACAGAAAAGAAATTAAAAACTTATATGGAAAGAGATGCTGCATTAACAACTAGAGTTGAAAAAGTTACAAAGGCATCAGCTGATGATTTAGAAAAATATATCTATGGACATGCTATTTATATGAGTGCAGAAAACTTTAATGGAGCAATTTTAGAAGAGTATTTATCTATAATTTTAGAGCCTATAGGATGGATTTGGTGTTCTGGTTCTGTATTTAGAGCCATTGATTTTTGTTTGTTAGATTATGATGATAGTAAAAATGATTCTGTTATGCTACAGGTAAAGAATAAATACAACACTGAAAATAGCTCTAGCTCTGCAATTAGGAGTGGAACTACAATTATAAAGTGGAATAGGTTGAATAGACCAGACAGTGTAGATTTAAGTAAGCCAATTCCAAATTGGGAAAGTTTAAAAGAACTAGTATTAACTCACACAAAGATAACTGATCAAGTTACTGTTGAAAAAATAAATTCGGCTGTAGAAAAATTAAATGAAAATTTGTATCTTAAATTTATTCATGCAAACTCATCCACTGAAGTTGAGAGCATATAATATTTAAAAAATATTGCAATTTATGTTAATAGAGGAAATGTTCCTCTATTTTTTTTTGTTAGAAATCTTACTCAAAACCCCTCTATATGTCTTAAGGAATATAGAGAAAAGAAAACTAAGGTTAAAAATAGCCTTGATTTCTTTGCCTGTGATATAGGAGGTGGAGCATGAGAGTAGAAAAGTTTGAAGGTAGAAAAGAAATTTTAAAAACTGAATATACAGAAAGAGATTTAAAAGCAGAGCTTAATTTCTATCTATCAGATAAGTTCATCCAGGATCTCTTTCTTTTAGATGAAATTAGCCTTGAAGAATATAGGAAAATTAGAAGAGAAAACATAAAAAAATTTAGACCTATTCTTTCAGAATTATTGCTATAAGACTTGATATATACTCATTTGTACGGGAATATAGCACTAAGAGAAAGAGAGGTGAGACGATGAAAAAGATAACAAAAATAGAATCAAATCAAAAAGAAGAATCTATATTAAGAGTTGCTGCCTATGCAAGAGTATCGACAGATGAGGAAGCTCAGCTTGTGAGTCTTAAAACGCAAAAAGCACACTACGAAAAGATGATTGCAGAGAACAAGTCATATACTTTTGCAGGTCTATATTTTGACGAAGGCATCACAGGAACAAAGAAAGAATGCAGGGATGAACTTCTAAAAATGTTAAAAGACTGTGAAGAAGGGGAAATAGACTTTATCCTAACCAAATCAATCTCAAGGCTTGCAAGAAACACAACAGACTGTTTGGAAATCGTAAGAAGACTCCTTGATTTAAATATTGGTATCTATTTTGAAAAAGAAAACATTGATACAAGAACCATGGAAAGCGAGTTGATGTTATCCATACTTTCATCCATTGCAGAAAGTGAGTCCAGGTCTATTTCAGAAAATAATAAGTGGTCCATAAAGAAGAGATTTCAAAATGGAACTTTTATTATATCAAGCCCACCCTATGGCTATGAGAATATAGACGGAAAGATGGTAGTGAATGAAGAAGAAGGAAAAATCATAAAAGAAATATTTGAACAGTATCTTTCAGGTAAGGGAACACACAAAATAGCAGAGAACCTAAATAAAAGAAAGATTAAAGGACAAAAAGGAGCAAAATGGCATGGGTCGACTATAAATGGAGTCTTAAAAAATGAAAAATATATAGGTGATGTCATCTATCAAAAGACTTATACAGATGAAAATTATAATAGACATAAAAATAAGGGAGAGGAAGACCAGTATAAGATAATAGATAACCATGAAGCCATAGTAAGTAGAGAGGACTTTGGCAAAGTACAAGAATTAATAAAGATAAGGGCTATAGCAAAAGGAAACGGAAAAGACACTAAAAGATATCAAAATAGATATAGCCTATCGGGGAAAATCAAGTGTGGCGAGTGTGGTTCAAGCTTTAAGAGAAGACATCACTATAATGGAAAAGAAAAATATATAGCTTGGACTTGTAGTGAACACCTAAAAGATATCAACAAGTGCTCCATGAAGTTTATTAAAGACAGGGACATAAAACTAGCTTTTGTAACTTTAGTCAATAAGCTAATCTTTGGAAAAGATAAAATCCTTACACCACTCTTAGAATCCTTAAAAAGAGTGGACAGCAGAGAAGAAGTCAAGAAGATAGAAAAAATAGAAGAAAGCTTAGAAAAATTAAAGGAAAGAAAAGAGGTCTTAAACAAACTGATAACATCAGGAGTTTTAGATACAAGTATTTATACCAAAGAAATTAGTGAGATTTCAAATGAAGAAAGAAACCTACTCAAGGAAAAGGAAAGAAGCAAAAAAGCCATCCTTGGAAATGATGAAGAAATAAGAGAGCTTGAAAAACTAATAGGAATCTTAGATAAAAGCAAAATGATAGATCACTTTGAAGTGGACTTATTTGAAGAAATCATTGACAACATTCAAGTTGTTAATAGAGAGACTCTTGATTTTTATTTAAAGTGTGTACTTGTACTTAGAGAGGAAGTGAAAAAATAATGTCTAGGTTATGTTATGGCTATACCATAAGAGATGGAAGATTAGAAATTCAAGAAAATGAAGCGGAGAATATAAGAAAAATCTTTAAAAACTATCTTGCTGGAAATGCCCTTATAAAGTCGGCAGAACTTGCAGGATCACAGAAAAATAACTCCAGCGTTAAAAGAATCCTAACCAATAAAAAGTATTTAGGAAATGAAATCTATCCGAAGATAATAGATAGAGAAAGTTTTGAAAAGGCAGGTCAAATTTTAAAGGAAAGGGCAGTAGCCATGGGACGAGTTTGGGAAAAGGAAGAGAAGATTATTAAAGTTCCTTGTAAGTTTAGATATAGAGAAGAAGGAGTTCTACCACTAGACCCCTTTGAACGAGCGAGTTATAAGTACAGGTTAATCGAGGTGGTAGATGATGAATAGTAAGGTTATAGTCATACCAGCGAAGAAGAAAAAAGGAAATTCCATCAAGGAATCAGAAAAGAAGAAACTAAGGGTGGCAGCCTATGCAAGGGTATCGACAGACAGTGATGAACAGGCAACTTCTTATGACACTCAAGTAGACCACTACACAAACTATATTAAGAAAAATCCAGATTGGGAATTTGCGGGAGTTTTTTCTGATGAAGGAATCAGTGGAACTTATACCAAGAAAAGAGCTGGCTTTAATAAAATGATTGAAGAAGCCATGGAAGGAAATATTGACTACATCATTACAAAGTCCATATCTAGGTTTGCTAGAAACACACTAGACTGCTTAAAGTATATTCGTAAACTAAAAGAAAACAACATCCCAGTTTACTTTGAAAAAGAAAACATCAACACCATGGATGCCAAGGGAGAAGTTCTCCTTACCATTATGGCATCTCTTGCTCAACAGGAGAGTCAGTCCTTATCACAAAATGTGAAGTTAGGTTTTCAATACAGATTTCAACAAGGCCAAGTCCAGGTAAACCATAATAGATTTTTAGGCTATACAAAAGACGAAGATGGAAAACTTATCATTGTTCCTGAAGAAGCAAAAATAGTAAAAAGGATCTACAGAGAATATTTAGAAGGAGCAAGCCTAAGAGACATAAAAGTTGGACTTGAAAAAGATAAGATAGTAAATGGAGCAGGAAATAAGAAATGGCATGTATCAAACCTCAATCAAATATTAACTAATGAGAAATATATGGGGGATGCCCTCTTACAAAAGACTTATACAGTGGATTTTCTAAATAAGAAAAGAGTAAAAAATGATGGAATAGCACCTCAATATTATGTAGAAAATAGCCATGAAGCCATCATACCTAAAGAAATCTTCATGCGAGTCCAAGAAGAAATGGCTAGGCGAGCCAATATGGTGAGCTGAAAAGGAAAAAGAAGAATTTATTCCAGCAAATACGCTCTTTCAAGTATTGTCTACTGCTCTAAATGTGGGGATATTTACAGGAGAATAGCATGGAATAATAGAGGAAAGAAATATACTGTTTGGAGATGTTGTACAAGAGTAACCCATGGACCAGAAGCATGTGAAGCAAGAACCATAAAAGAAGAAGACCTACAAGAGGCAGTCGTAGAAGCCATCAATCAGCTTATATCGGAAAGTAGTGAATTAAAAGAAATAATTAAAGAGAATATAGAAAAAGCCATCACAGGTGATGGAAGTAGGCAGATAGAAGAAATAGACAAAGAAATGCTTGAGGTGCAAGAAGAACTTTTAAAAGTAGCTAATGCCAAGAAAGATTATACAGAGCTTGCAGACAAAGTGGAAGAATTAAGGAATGAGAAAGAAAAGGTACTCCTTGAAATGGCGGAAGATAAGAATGAACAAAGTAGACTAAAGGAACTAGAAGAGTTTTTAGACAATCAAGAATTAGAAATAGAAAGGTACGATAAAGATTTAGTAAGGAAACTAGTAGACAAGATAGTAGTATATGAAAAGAAGCTTAAAGTGATATTCAAATCAGGATTGGAATTCGAGATTAGCAAATAG